ATCCTATCAATGTCTTTCGCTAATTGATAGGGGAGTTTACCTTTAGTCGTTATAGCCATTTATTCCTCCTATCCTTTAAGCATTCGCACCAGCAAGAGCTAGAGCACCATTATACGGAACCGGATTAAACATAACAAGAACCTTGTCAGTATCACTTTCCAAAACGTCGACAGTAGACAGCGCTAAGAAGTAGGGATAACCCGCTCCAGCATCTGCGTCCACCTTTTGAGTTGCAGTATCTATGATCAGCGAACAAGCAAGTCCTTTACTTGCAATATCACCATCTGCAACGCCTTCAAGAATCACACCCGGAACCAGTGGAAGAGCAAGGATTTCGTCAGTAGCATCCCCTGCTTCATACGCAAGCCATGCAGGAGCAACATCATCTGCATCTGCTTTAGTCCGGTCATAAGCAATTATATCACCTGCTTCAACCGTTCCTGCTAGCGTAATCTTCACCAGTTCGATGGTTAAACCGCTGATGTGTTTCTTATAAACAAAATCACCCATGTAAAACCTCCAAACAGTTTAGTTTAAATCTCGAACATCCATGCCAAGGGACTCACCGAGTTCCTTCACACCCGCTTCCATTGCACCTTTCCTTCGTAGCCGTTCAGCCTTTTTAATCTTATCAAGCTTTGCTTTGTTTTCCTTAGGAGTACGCATCAAAACAAGCTCATCTTTCCCAAGGGTTCCAATGGTCTTCCTGCCAGAAACACCAATCGAAGCCGGATCGGAAGCAGGCGCTACATGATAGCCCTTCATCTGATGCTTTCCGATCTTTCCAGTAGAAGCTACATAATAATCAAAGTTTGGATCACCGTCCTTCACAGTTGTTCTGTCTCTGGCAGAGGCGTACTGCTCTGTAACTACTACCCGATCTTTCCAATCTTCTTTCTCTTCGCCAGCTTCTAGCTTTGCGATTTCTTTTGCCTGTTGATAACGAAGTTTATTATCAAATGACAATTCCTTCATTACTTCAACAGGTAGCTGAATAAACTTCTCAGGAGAAGTATCAAAGGCCAATAACAAACCTTCTGAATCGTATTTTAACATATCCTTAATACTGGTGTCAACAGTGATAATAGGTTTATCATTGCTTTTAGAGATTTTGGCCAATTTAGGCTCTTTGTCTTTAATTTCTTCGTTCATAATCAACACTCCTTATTTATTGTGCGTCGGTGCCCAGACATTATCATAGAAAGTCTTCCGGTCTCCAAAGACCGAAACTGCAAATTGCCTTTCAAATTCCCTTTTTTCCTGAGGTTTCAACACAACCTGTCTCTTTCGGGGTTTCGGAGGACTTGGTTGCTGTTGTGCAGAGTTGTAAGGAAGAGGTTTTTTAGGCTTTTCCTTTTCAACAGGCTGATTTTCAGCCATTTTCTTCTCCATAATCTCATTAAAATGATTCATCCCTACAAAAGCACAGGCTTTTGAATAAGCTTCAGGATCATTTTTGAAATTTTTAGCCATTTGATCCACTTCATCCCCATAATCTTTCATGATGTCTTTATATTGAGGATTATTCGCAGCATTTTGTCGAGCAACCTGCTGTTGAAGAGTTTCCATCTGGCTCATAATGTTCCCAACAACAGGACCAAGAGTAGTTTCCGCCCAATCTTCAAACACATCAACTGGCTGATCGAACACTTTCTCTTTCCAAGATTCCCGTTTCTTCTTAATAGCCTCAGGATCATTAACCTGTTTAGGCTGAGGCTGATTTTGTTGCCGCATTTCTTTCAAAAGCTCAGCCATTTTATCCATCCCCGGATTACTCTGAGAAGTTTGTGCCTGTTGTTTCAGTTGAGCAAACTGTTCTTGCATCTCTTCTAGTTTACTCTGAAGAGGATTAGTTATAGTTTCCTCGGGTTCATCAGGCTGTTGAGCTGAAAATTCATCTTCGTCTAAGATTTCAAACTCTTCTTCAAATTCCAGTTCAGGCTGATCATCATCTAAAAGCGCAGCCTGATCAACTTCCAATAGTTCTTCTTTTACACCCATTTAATCACTCCTTGTTCGTTTAGAGTTAATATACTCTTTAATAATATCAATTTCAAAAAGTAAAGAATCAATGGCCATCACCTTTCCTTGATTTCTATACAACTCCATTAAATCCTTACCTTTAGCTAACTGGTTCAACCATTCCTCCCGCTTCTTCGCCACCAGCACCCTGAGGAACGTTTGGAACTGTGGTTGGTACATTAGGGTTTCCAACTGCTCCTGCTCCGCCTCCCGGCATCTGAGTGGGAACCTGTCCTTGCTGACTTGCATTTAAAGCTCCTTTCATCTGTTGGACCTGCTGATCCTTCGCCATTTCATCTTTCCTCAATAAGAGGTCGATATCCTTTACATAAACAGTGAACTCTTCAGGATTTTTATCAGATAAGAGGTCAATGATCTCTTCCATAATTTTAGTCTGACCGACATAGAGCTTCATTGCTGGTTCCAACATTTCAGGAGCCATCTGTTTTATCATTTGAATTCTTTCAGCCAAATTCATAACAGTCTCAGTATAAGCCCCATAAAGCTGTTGCATAGTCATGGCTTTTTGAAGTTTTGCTTCTTCTGTTTTATCAACTTCAGTTACTTGAATGGTGAAATTAAACCTACTTGGAATATCTTCAACATTCATCTGAAGAACTTCTCTTAATAATTCCTGATCTTCAAGAGGGGCCAATGGCAGAATAGACTGTATAGCTCTTTCAGCATTTGAAACCAACTGATAAACGATCATCAAACCAATTTCACCATAACCTTCTTCTATGTTTTTAGAAATACTCTCATAAAGTTTATAACCCTGTTGAGCTAAAAACATTGTTCCAGAAGCAGTGGCTCTTGTCTTGGCCTGATTATCACTCTGTCCCATCATTGCATTTCCCGCACCTGTTAAACGGTCAGCATATTCAGTCACCATATACTCAGCTTGAAAAGTATTTGCAGAAACATCAGGAAACTTAATCAACTGAACATCTTCTTTCGGGACTTCTGTTTTTAGGTTGAACAATGGTTCAAATTCAAAATTATCCAGAGAAGTAGAACCAGTTCTTGTAATAAACCCTTGTAAACTAGAAAGATGTTGACTGTTTATTCTGATGTTATGCAAGGTATCAACCTCATCCTGAAGTTTTTCAACCATGTGTCCAACACCTAAACCATAAAGCTGATAAGGAATATTAAAATAAGGTATCCTTACAAGGTCTCTCACACCAAGTTCATTGAACTCAGCTCTTAAAATAACCTTTGCATCTTTATGAATCCAAAGTTTAATATCTTCAGGAACTCCATCTCCATCAATATCCCAAAAAAGATAAGTTTCAAAAATCTCATACTCTTTAGTATCATCAGTTAAAGTAGAAGTTTCATCCATCTGATCTAACTGATCGGCAACATGTTCTGAAATGGTGTTTTCATTAAAGTTTAAAACCAGTTCAACATTTTGAAAAATTCCATTCGCTTCTTGCTGCCTTAATTCATGTTCCTGATAACGAGTTCTGATAGCAACCCAAGGTGCAGTTTGCATATCATACATATGCAGCTTACAAAAGAAATCATCAATCGGAATAGGAATAACATCCGGGGAGTCTTGAACTACCTTTTCAACCTGTTGACCTTCTCGCTTAAAAGACCACTTTTTAACAGACCAAGGAACCTTAACAAATTGAGTTCCAAGGGAAACAAGATCATAAAAAATAGTAAGGTTTTTCTTTCTAATATTAACATGATGCTTGCTTTCCATCAGCTTATCAACCAACCTAGTAAGAGCTTCAGCATGTTCATAAAACATTTTATCCTCAGTAGAAACTGAAATAAGAGGTCTCCTGTTTCCGAACTTGTCCTTTGTCATAGCATATAAACTATTAGTATTAGTAGCTGCCAAAGGAACTGCCTGATTAGAAGCATCAGCCCAAGGATAGTTTTTTGTTTTCTGTTCTGGTCTGGCCAACCTCTGCCGTCTCCATGTTTTCCAGTTGTCTTCAGCAGAGCTTCTGTCGTTCATAACTTGATCTAGTTCAGTAGTTAAATACTCAACAATATTCCTTCTCATTTCTTCGTCAGGGATAACAGCATCTACTTCAAGACCAATATATTCACCCTCTTCAGCTCTTGTGATTTCATTTCCTGTTAAATCACTCATTTATTCCTCCTTTATGCTTTTGAACTATAATCTGATTACCGACATAAGTAACATCTAATAACCCAAAATCTTTTAATAACTCTAAAACATCCTCTCCTGTTAATGTGTATAAAACGTTCGCATCTATTTGTAATATATCAGGATCAAAATTAGTATCCGGTTGTTGCATTGACCTTACCTCTTGTGATTTCAGATTTAAAGTGTCTTTTTCTAATTTCATTAGGATGTTCTGGTATTCTACTTTCCTGCACAGCCATTGAAAGAGCGTCTAAGACATCCTTCTTTGGAGAATCAGGAAAAACTTTTAATTCAGCTTTAATAGTATTTTTAAAACTCGGTATACAATACAATTTACTTTCTCTTAAAACAGGTTCCAATTGGGTTCTAATACGAGCATCTTTATCTCCTTGGGTTTTAATAGGTCTGAAGTTTATAAACTGTCTTCTTTTATTCTGCTCATCCCTCATCAAACCTTCAAAGACTTTAAAAGGCCCCTGCATTTCCATCCCGCTTAATTTAAGATAATTCTTATAAATATTAAAAGTTTCAAATAACCAATCAAATATCTTAGAAGCTGGAACATAATCTGCATGACCTCTAATGACAAACATCCTTCCATCAGGAGCGGTTGCTAATACTATATGCGCCGATCTTGATGTCTTTGCACTCATCCCCCTTTCAGAAGCTGCGGGGTCTAGAACTTGAATCACATGACAATCTCTTAAATTCCATTCTTGTTCAACTCCATTATAAAAATAAAGAACCTTGAACCCTTCAGAGGGGGTATAATCAATTTTACATTCATTAATATCAAACTGATTAAGTTCTTGAAAACTACTCATAAAAGGATTATTAACATACTGAGTCCAATAGGTCCAAGGGTCTTCTACTTCTAGTTTCTGAAGGATCGGTTCTGTGAACGATTCTGGAAAAATAATTCTTCCATTCTCTCTAATCATTCTATAATAAACATCCCATTCACCATCTTCTTTAACTTCGTAATGATCAGGAAGTTCATCCCAGTAACCAACCTTCTTTTTTAAGTTAAGCATAATAGCTTCGTATGCATCATCAGGGGCATAACGAGTTCCGCTTAAAAACACTCTTGAATTCCTCCAATCTTTAACGAGTGTTCTAATAGAACTTTTAAGCCAGTTTGCCATCTGATACATAGACGCTGAAGATTTACGCTCTGAATCTAAATCTGTATCAGTGATAATATCATCTAACTTTAAAAGGTCAGCATGAATACCAGCAGTTGAACCCCCTGCTGTCATGGCTTTGATGTTGGGAGTACGTCTGTTTTTTTGCTTATTGGGCAAAGTAAGTATTTTAGCTGTACACCCCGTTGCCGAGGCATAAGTTTCAATATGATACTCAGGATAAAGCCATGCGAATAAAGGGTTACTTGTGAAAGTATCTATAGTATACCCTAAGAATTCAAGAGCCCTTTCCTCAACACCACAACCTAAAGCTATGCTTAGATTGGGGTCTCTTAGGATTTCCCAACTATTTCCTCCATGAGTAAACACGCTGCTATTATGTGTCGGTGTGAGCATCTTACCAGCAAGATACATCCCTCCTTCTACTTGAATACAGTTAGTTGGAACACTTTCTATCTTCTCAATACTTTTAATACGATTCTGAAAGCGCTTTGTACAGTTTTCTGATGCCTTCTTCTGTTTTCTTTCCAACTTGAAAACAGAACAGTCGGCATAATGTTGAAAACTCACATGATAAAACTCATACTTCTCGCCATGAAGTGTTAAGTGATGCTTCCTGAAGCGTGGTCTGAGACCGAGTGATTGAGCGAGACTGAAAACATCCTCTGCAAGATGTTTAGATTTATTCACAAACGTTGCAGTTGTATTCTTAGAACTGCCGTTAGTATCCATTAAACCTTGCAAAAGTTCCCACCGCTGTTCAATGCTGCTACTAAGATAATCATCAGGAATATGTTTATTATCATAAACGCCGAGTTTTCTTAGATTCTTAACTGCCGTTCCATATGAACGTGAGAAAGAAAACGTTCCTG